TCATGACCGTTCACCGCCCGCATATAGTCTGCTGCACCGTTTCACTTCATCAAACATAAAATCCAGCGCCTTATGTTCGGTAAACTTCTGTAAGCAGATCTGCCTGAACTCTCTGTCTCTCTGCCCTCTCATGGCACAGATAAAGCTCCATGGCAGGACGATGGCATCCTTGATCAAATCCGCCACATCAAAAACAAGAGCGCCTCGTCTTGTCTTACCATGCATCACCGCGAAGCCGTGAGGAATACCAAGTACCCAGAGAGTCGTTGCCGCCAGTCCGTACGCCAGATAATTCCCATGATCCAGAAGCCTGTTCGCAGGCTGGTCAGAATTACGCGCCCTCCTGAAATCGACTGTTTCCGTATTCTGTGCCGCGTACCTGTAGAGCTTTTTTGTGAATTCCGCCTCCGCCGCCAATACATGGGTCACACCCCCGCTATTTCCATGCGGCTCTTAAAAACGGAAATCGCTTCTTCTGTCAAAGCATCATCGGTAAAAAAACCTTCATCGGCCAATTCATTGTCTTTATCCCAGACTGTCTGCAGAAAACGGATACGCTTTTTCTGGAACTCCTTTGCCACAGCAAGACGTTTCTTTTCATCAAACCAAAAAGACAGCCACCCCTGCACATATTCTGTCGGCCTGTACTCACTTTGCGGATTCAGCCACTCCACCTCCGTACCGGCAAATAACGGTGTAGCCCCACCACCGCAGAAACCAACAAGTACACCGGCGCCGCTGAGCAGCCGCATTGCCGCCTGTGTCACAGAAGTACCGCTGCCCAAAAGAATTACTGTTGTGTTGGCAATCGGAATATTCCAAAACAAGTTCTCTTTTTTCGTCTCCGTCAAATAAACAATACGTCCATCCTTCTGCATGATCCTGCACTTTTCAAGATAATATAGTAGCTGTATTTCAGAGTAATTCAAAGTGTTTCAATCGCTAATAATTACTATATTTTTGGTATTTATAGTCTCGTGTTTTATCTCAAAATATTTCAGTATATTTCTCCGATTTTTGACGAATTTTTGACAGAACGGGGACAGATTGAAAAGAGCGATATCAGTATCGCTCTTTTCATTTTATAATTCACTCCTTTTTATAGACCGAGTGCTGCAGCCGATCGCGCCGACGAGATCTTTTGTTACAGATAATTTATATTTTACTTCTGCGTAATCGTCAATGTCTTCATAATATTTAATCACGAAGATTTCATTTCCATTCCGCTTTGCGCTTTTTGCATTTTTAATAGATTTTACAAAGTATTCTGCGTAGTCATCTAAACCTTTAAACCTTCCGTTATTTTCTTCTACAGTCCAATCTGTACCTTCTCCGTTTACTGTAATATCTCCCATATCCAGTTCTTCGACTTGTACATGAATCTTGTCGGAAGTCTTGTATATGCTAATTCTGACTAATCCGTATGTTTCTATTTCTTTTAAATCATTTAGATCGTTGCCGCTGCCGATAAGAACAGTTTCCCCGATTATCGATTTTTTCACCGGATAATTAGCAGGTGGTTCGGTGCTTACGTAAACACCGAATCTTGTTTGAAATCTGTGGTCGATAAGCTCTACTCTTTCATTCAATCCGGGTTTCAGCGCTGTAGCGACTGCGATCACACCGTTGGGACTTCCTTCAATATTGAACAAGATTCCCTTCTTAATGTCTTTCATTCCATACAATTTAAACATTTTATTCCTCCTTGACTCATTTAAAACTTTTTTGACTTTTAATAATTCCTCGTCTGTCATCTTGACAGACCGTGTGCGGGCACCCGGCGGCAGTGTTCTTTTAGCGCCGGCGCCTTTGCGACGTCCGCCCCATCCCGTGGTGGATTTTTTTGTTGTTTCTGTCATTAACCCCAGTCCTCCTCTCCGTGATCTCTTATTAACTCTTCTCTATAATCAGCATATTCTTTAACCATGCTGATTATTTCGCTCGGTGTATTTTCCGGAAGTCCGATTGCCGGAATTTTTCTACAAAGTTCGTCCGGATCAAATGGATATACATTGAAGTACACATACCCGCTATAGCGATCGCGATAGTCAATATCAAGCGGATCCCACATGTCGTTAATCAGATATTTTCTATCAGCTACCGTTATTACGTACTGCCCGGGCTTGCCAATTATTTTTCCGTAATAATTCGATACGATTTCAATTCTTTCCTTTAGTGCTTCTATACTTGTTACGTTCTGTTTCATTTTGTTTTCCTCCTTGGTTTTACTACTTTTCTTTTCTTGATTATATATTACAATATCATCTTTGATTAGTCAATACTTTTTCAAGTTGTTTATTATAAATTGTTTTTATATTATGCAACAGAAAAAGAGTAAGGATTTCTCATATCACAATAAAGTAATTTATGCAATAAAAAAGAGGGCGGTTTCCCGCCCTCTTTCGTAGATACCGGATCACCTCCGGGAGATGGCCGCTCCCACAGCTACTACGCTGATAACAATCCACATATTCCGTTGCCTTGTTTTAATTTTAATTTTCCGTTCTACCTTTTTCTCGTACTCTTTCAAGTATTGATTTGCTTTCTCTAATGAGTTCTGAGTCCGTTCGTTCAATTCTTGAGATTTCCTGATTTGCTCGTTCGCTATTTTCAATTGCTCTTGAGCCTCGCTCAGCTGCTTCGACTGCTTGTCCAAGAGTATCTGCTTGCTGTCGCTGTGCTGTTCGAGCGTCGTCAAGCTCGTTTCTAATGTCGTTAGATCCGTTTCGGAGATCGTGTACTGTGCTTCTGCCTGCGCATGCGAACCACAGAATAATGGCGACAACCACACAGAAAGCAATACCGCCGATAAAATAAGCCCTTTTCTTATTTTCCACATTATCAGTCCTCCACATTTTTTACACAAACATTTTCCCACTTTTTATATGCATCAAGATATGTTTCTTTTTTGTCACCATTGTATGTGACTTCGTAGTACATTCCATCGGATATTGTCGTGCTTATCAACGCTTTCCAGTTCTGCAATGTTTTACTAAACCATACGATAAAAACTTCACTTTCTGTCAATTTTTTATTGTCCGTTTTTTCTACATGTTCATTGTAGTAATCGATAACAATCTGTTTTGCTTTTTCCTGATAGTTCATTTTTCATACCCCGTTCTCTAAATACCACTGCGCTTTCCCGCGGAGAATATCTCCGCCAGTCCCGATCTCGTCCTGATCGCAGAGCTGCTCTAAATCCCAGCGGCAGTCAGGCTCTCCGCTGTACAGCCCGTAACCGTCGTCATTAGCGGCCTCGCCGTGCGTCATAAAATGTTCTCTGTCAATCGGATTGTCAAAAACCTCAGCTATAACCGCGAACATCTTCGCAAGAGTCTCGATTTGCGCCGCAGTCGGCGGGTACTCACCTAAGTCATTCGGGCGTGCATTGTAGCAACAGCACAGAGCAATAGCAATACTGCCTGTGTTCCTGTGATATGTTGCCCGCGGTACTTCATCGAGCGGTCTTGTGTAGATGATTTCGCCGTCTCCGTCAACATTAAAATGATAATCTCTAAACGTCGTAAAATACCGCCCAGCCGACCAGTGCCCGTATGTCGTTGCAGGCCATGGAAACTGATAAAAATAACTTCTCTTATCAATGAGCTCTTGTTTAAATTCGGCTATTGTCATAAATACCTCCTATCTAAAATAGCCGCTAAATAACGGCTATTTCTTGAGTTTTGCAAAAATATTATTATCAAGCAGCGTTATTAGCTTGTCTATATGATGATTGCCAGCGTCTCTCAAATTCTCACAAATCGACAATATCTCGTTGTAACAAATATACCCAAACATAAACTTGAGTACCGGCCACGAAAGCGGTATCTCTATCGCCGATAAAACCGTGTCAATCTGCGAAGCTGTAAGAATGAGAACTGTGAAGAGAATAAATTTTGTCAGAAAACCCCAAAGCATGATCTTCGATTTCAGCCTTTTGGCGCTGAACGCAAGAATAATACCGTATAGCTTTTCTCTCGTTGTTAAGTAATCGGGATCCATGCCTTTATCTACAAGATATTGATAACCGATAGCCAGCCAGCGTGTAGAAATGTCAATGATAATCAGCCAAAAATAAGCGTTGAACACAACCCCGTATGCACTGTTAATAAATGACAAGATGTACATCAGCACAACGCTTACGACTGTCTTTGCTTCCCATTTGTCCAAGAGATTAATGCTTGTTCGGCAAAAATATTCGGCGAAATCAATCAAATCCAAGACGAAAACGCATGTAACAAATCCGCCCCACCAGATAGGAGGCTTGTTATATTTTTTTATTTTTCTTTTCAGATTTTGAAAGAATGTCATTTTCGGCCTCCTGCTATGTTGTTAAATCCGCTTCCGTTTCATGCTCGTTTATCTCACTCGACCATCTGATTGTAATACTATCTGTCATTAAAAACTGTGTTCCATAAACTTTATCGCTTTCACTTTCTATAAACCACCCGTAATCCCACGGATGCATATGAAAAAACTCAATACTAAGAGTTGATCCAGGCGTTACTTTGACATATTTCACTTCGGGTTTCATTTCTGAACCGGCTGTTATTTCAATGACTGTAACTCTTTCCGGTACAATAAATTCTGAATTTCCTTTAACTTCAACGCTGCCTGTAAGCGCTTCTGCTGCAATTTTCTTCTGCACATAATATTTTTTACCGTCAACGCCGCTAAATGTGTACGCGTGCGTCTCGATGACATCTCCGACTTTTGCGTAATGCGGCACGCCGCCGATATCCAGTTTCAAGTAATTGTTTCCGACTAATGATTTATCCGTCGTCAATTCTGCGATTTCTTCTTCGCCATTCGGTCTGATGATTTTAAGCTTGTCCATCATTCTACTCCTATCTTTGCCCCGTTCGGCAATTTAATCATATTTCCATCAAAAATTTCTGTCTTCTTCACATACTGCGATAGATCTGCGGCAGGCCCCGGCGGACCTTGTATCCCCATATTTCCTTTTTCTCCCTTTTCGCCTTTTGGAATCGAAAAATTAAACACTGCTGCGTTGGCCGTCCCGGTATTTGTAACCTTAGCATTTGTTCCCGGCGCTGTTGTTGTTACGGTTCCGATTTTGATAGTTGCCGCAGTTCCATCTTTCCCGTCTGCCCCCTTTTGCCCCGGGTCTCCCTTTGGTCCCGGGTCACCTTTCGGACCTGCTCCGCTACCGCCGCTGCCACCGTTTTCATACAGGTACTCAAGATCATTTGCGATATAGTCTAAAATGCCGTCATTCCCCTTCGTGCAAAACGGCGTGTTTTTCCCGAAAGCCCCCGGCTTAATAATATTGTCATTCTCATCTCTTATTTCCGGGTGCTGAAATGTCTGCGGTTTCATTCGGATACCTCGGCTTTTTTAATCTCAAGCGTGACAGTATCTCCGTAGTTCAATTCATCGGTTTCTTCTTGCGACGTTGTTGACATAGCATAGATTTCGCCAGTCTCGGGGTTGTGAAAGCTGAATGTCGTTAAAACCCCATCGTTCTGCGGATAAGATACTTTACCGTTTACTTTACATGTTCTTTTCATGATTTCTCTCCTTTTTTCTAATAACCTGTTACATTAACAAACAAGATACAAGTCGCTCTGAATACTCCGCCCGGTATGTGTATATCGCCACCGGGATTGAAAATTGCACCATCGGCTAACCAGTGTGCTTTTATACGGTTTGAACTCAACCAGTTTAGTTTTAATGAACTATGAATTACGACCTGCGGTGTACTTTTCTGAAATTCGTGCATAGAGAACATAATCGCCGCCACTTTCGCACACGGAAAAGTCGTTTCCGGCATAACAGCCGCCAGTCCCGCTGTGTCATTTGTAGATATTTCAGGTTTAATGTGACTGCCGACAACACGGAGATACGGAGTTTTACTATTAAAAACAAGTTTTCTTGTTTCTGGATCCCAGATGAATAACCCTGCCCCCGATGTATCAGAATAAATTTCATCGGTAAATATATACAATGTAACGGCGTCGTGTACCTGTCCCGCCGTCATCGAAACAGACGCTGGAGCATGCACCTGAATAGTCATCTTTCCGCCGTTTACCTCAGCTGTAACGTAATATTGAGAATTGTCGCAATAGATTGCCGGAATATAATTCACATTAAAGTCTATTTCATATTCCAGGTATCTCCAGTTGCTTCCGTCTCCGTTTATCCCTGTCGGCGATGGCAGCTTATCTACCTTTAGTAACCGTAAATTTTTATACTTATTATTGATAATAAGGTGACGATCTGCGTTGTAAATTTCTAAAAAGTTAATAAGTGCCATAGTATATCCTCTGCTTATGATTACCGTCAAAATCACCACGATACACCCAGTTAATTTGATTTCCCGATGTCGTTATTTGCATTGGCGTTGTATATTCCGTAGTTTCCGGAACGAAAAACACAAATAGCCGGTCATTATCTCGAATATCGATAGTTCGGCTTCCTGTCGGTGTGTCGGCTGTAAAACTGCCGAGAATGCGGGTCAGTGAATCTGTGATATCAAGTATCAATCCTTTTTGCGGATGATAAATTTTTAATCCGATAGCCATCAGATGTTCACCCCTAACGCTATAACACGGAAATTGTTCTCATCAAAAATTTCAATCAGATTATCTTTGATTTCCGTTCTCGCTCCGCTTGTCTTTGTCCTCAACAGTCCGATATTTGCTGTGATTGCTGATAGACTTGTCACCGCCAATTTATCAGCCGTAATCGCTTTTGCCGCAAGCATGCGGCTCACAATGACGTTATTGTCAAAGACGGTCTCCCCCGTTACATGTAGATACTTGCCGGCAATCGTCGTTGTTGTCGGAGACAAGTTGATCTGATTAATGACGTCGCCTTTTTGTACCCTCAAATTGATGGCGTCTGCCATCTGTGCTATGGCGCTGTAATTAGCTTTTGCAAGCATTAAATTTCCGAGGTTAGAGACTATTGTCGTTACGTCTTGCTTTGCGATTGCGCCCGCCTCGAGCTTCTGCTTAACTAACGCGTCTACTTTCGCAATGCTGACCGTCTCGTCTTCAAGCATATCTTTAGAGATTGAGATTTTGACAGTAACACGACTTTCTCCCGATTTCTCACCTTCGCCGAACAGGTCATAGTAAGCGATGGAAACATCATAGATACCGGCGCCGCAAGTATGACTGTAGCTGTTGTTTTCGGTCTTGATTGTCTTTTGCCCGTCGGTGCCGCTGATGTAAATGTTCATTCCGGCACAATCTGTGGGGATTGATTCCGCGGTCAGTCCAAACCCTCCGATTGTACTTGTGAGCACAGGCGGGTTGGGCTTTTTCGGTATCGGCTTGCTATACTGCAGTATCGCCGGGGCGGAGTATTTGCCGATCGCCGATTTTGCGTACAGATACAACGTTCCGCTTCGTTCTGTCAGCGGCAGTATAGCGGACAAGTTATTTGTCCGGGCTAACAATCCTGATGTTTCAGCGCCGGCATTATCATCTGTCCGGACTTCGTAAAATGCAACGTCGGTATTCGTGACTTCTTTCCAGCTGGCAGTGCACGCCGCACCGAAATCTATTCCGAATCCGTCGGGCGTGTTCGGAATTTCTGTTTTAAGCGCAACAAGAATTTTCAGCTGCGGAGATGTGTCCGGACTTGTTGATTCACCCCATTCATCTTTCGTGCAAACGGCGATTAAATAGGTATCTCCGACGATGGCCTGCGGTATGACGACCTGGTCTTTTCCGCTGCCGCCAAACGTCCACTCTCCGTCAAAACCGAGTTCAGATCCTTTCGTGCCCTCTTTTATGACGAGATCTTTTGCCTGCCCATTGCTTGTCTTATACCATACGTCACCCTGCAGGTAAGATTGCAATTCGGGCGGTGTCCAGTTTACGACGATATCATAACGGGATACGCCGTCCGCAAGCTGTCTATAACGGTTATGTGCTGTGATATTTGTCACAGGCGGTATGTAATACGGCGTGAGTGTGTACTCATAAGCTCTGACTTCGGACAGATCCTGATTGCCTGCGCCGAAGATGTTATATGAGCAGAATTTAATGTAGATTTTCTTGCCGATGTCATCTTTCGCGAAAGGTACTTTAAAAACGGAATTATCCAGCCTGACAAAATCTGTATCTTTTGCGTGCATTCTGACAGTCGTATTGCACTGTCCACGGTATAACCCCGACAGCAACCACGCACCGTTTGATTGCAGATTGGCGTTGATATAGCTCATGCATTCGCCGTCTATCCAACACAATGTGTTTTTGCGCTGCGCGTCCTGCGGCGTACCGCTAAGCAGCTGATCATTACATGTTACTATTGCTTGATTGCCACTTGGATGGTTCGGCATCGGTGACAACGGCTGCATTAATTTACCGCATCGAGCGGAGCCTGCAATTTGCCCGACTGTACGATAGTTCGTGTTGTCGTCGGAGACGTACACAGTACATCCGCCCCAGCCGTCCGCTTTACCTTTTGCTGCAATCCAGAGTTCCAAACCATCAGAGGTTAAATCTGCAGGCGGCTGAAAGATAATCGGCAGCGTATCCGGGGCGGATTTGTTGTAATCAATAAATGGACGATCATTAGCATGTATATTGTACTTTGCGGCAGAATAGTCTCCCTGCGCTCTTGAAAGCGCGGTTACAGTTAAGCAGCCATCTGTTCCCTCGGTTATTCCGCTCACCACTGCTACCTGCTCAAATATTCCGGAGTTTTCATCGGTTAAACGAACTAAATCGCCGACTTCTAATTGACAGAAGCTCCAGTCAAGTTTGAACGTGTACTGCGTTCTTCCGTACTTATTGTTTCTTGCAAGTTGTTCAGCGATTTTAACCGCCCGCTCTTTCTTGTATATATAGTGAGCGTTCGTTACGCTGGCGGCTCTTACGCCGTAGTTCTTGATGTCTTCGGTAAATTCGTAGCTGACGGATTCTTTTTCATAGCCGTTTGCGCGGTTGATAAATTCCACCGGGAACTGATTATATACTGCAGAACTGTCTTTTCTCTTGTAGACTACAAGCGCACCGCCGGTCTGCGGCAGAAAATCATCCGCCGTAAGATCGTAGACCACCGTTTTATTCGGTGTCCAGTTGCCCACCGGTCTATCAGCCAGCGGTACAATTTTTAGCTTGTCATTGCTCCAAAACACATACGCATTGGTCAATTTTGCGATTTCATTTACGACTTCTCGGGCGGCTTTCGCGTCCTCATCAGGCGGTGAGGAAATTAAAAGATCTGCTTCTTTGCAGTACTTCCGGTAGTTGTCCAGCCCAATGATCTGCATGCCCTTTTTGCCGATTTTATCAAGTACGTACCGTATATAGTCGGCAGGATTGACATCGATGCTGTCTCCGGTCTCTAATAGCCTGCCCTTAACTTCAAAATTGTACGACGGCATAGATCCCGAATCACCCAGATCAATAACGCCCGCCATATAGGCCAATCTGGGATACGGAAGCGCCTTGTCCGGGTGCTTGCCTTGCGTATACGCCCACGGCTGCTGATTTTCTTTTCCATCAAATAGCGTCAACTGAATGTCATCTGCCGGATAGTTGTGTACATTTTTACCGACCCATACTTTACCGATTCCGGAAATAGGACCCTCGCAAAGTCCTAAAATGACCGCTACAGTGTAGGTGTAGGTTATGCTGACTTGCTTAGATTTACCGCCCTTCCCTGCTTTGTGCGTTTCTCGGTGTTCATGGGCAGTAAAATCATCATAGTAAATTACATTTCCCGCAGTTCGTACTGTACCGATGATTTCCGGGACGACGGCGCCGTATTCCGCGGTGTTGACAGTAAATTCACTTATTTTATTTGCTCGTGTCGTCGTTGTTCTTCCGCGAAAAAAGCTCATCGTCTCACCTTCTTTTTGTTAAATCGGTAAATTCCACGCAAGCGGCTCCTGCCTTTTGCGTCAAAAAACATTACATCAGAAAGGTCTGTCATGACTACGCCGCGGTCGATGTAGGCATGAATGGCGCGCCCCTTACCGACATAGACGGCACCGTGGGAAATGCACCGTCCGAACTGATACAGCAGGAAATCCCCGGGCTGCATGTCTTCCACCTCGTCGCAATACTTCTGTACATATCTTAAAAACCATTCTTCGCTGTGGTGCAGATGCCATTCGTTGCTGTACGGTTCGATCGGGATACTGTCTTTTTTCAGCAGTCCCGCATCTTCTACGCAGCCCACCAGGAGCATGCCGCAGTCTACTCCGCGGCCTTTTACTTTAGCGCCGTTAATGTGCGGCGTGCCCAGCCATTCTGCAGCTGCTTTAGCTATTTTTTCGCCGTCTGTCATATGAGTACCTCTCTTCGCGGTACAAACGGCGCAATCAGCGTCGCGGCATCCGTTTCTTTGCTGTAGATGACGCCGTCTTCATTCGTCGTGTAGCTTCCCTGCGGGTAGTATCGGCGAACCGGAAACTCCATATTGAGCCCTTGTGTTTCTGCTTTGACAGACAATTCAATTTTGATACCGCCGGCTGATTTGACTTCTACGTTTCCGCCGAACAAATCAATTGCGCCTACAACGGACTGGTCGCGGAAGAAGCAGCGGCGGAGATATAACTTAGCTCTGTCAAGTACTCCGCTGTGCGCCGCCCGCAAGAACGGCAGTCCTTCAAGTTTGTCGTTACTATCCGCCTGCACTGTAACGGTCATTGTATCGACTACCACACGATCATGAATTTTGACTTGCTGCCGCTTAATCAACAGCGCGTTATGCAAGTACATATGCCCGCCAAAAGATATATCTATATCAGTATCTGCGTAGTAGTACTTGTTGCCGTTGTCTAAGACAAGCTCGTATAGATCGCAAGAAGTAATCTTCTTTTCTGTCTCAAGATAGGTCTCCAGAGATTTATTCACTGTTTTCATCGGACTACCTCCAGCTTAAAAGTTTTAGACTTGTTGATGTTAAGATACTGCCGTTCAATATCTATTCCGTCGTCTGCAAACATAACTTTCCAATAGTATGTATAGTCCGCTGTAACTTTTGCCGTACTTACTGGTGCAGTTTTGAATTTCACCGTCCCGCCGGTAACTGTGTATGCACTGCTTGCTTGTTTCACGCCGTCAATATATACAGTTACTTTTTCAATGTACTCTACCGGCTCTACATAGTCGCCCATTTTCATAATGGCTTGATAGGCTCCGTTCGTGATCAGCGGCAGCTGTATTCCTTTTTCTTCATAGTCTTCCGGATCAAGCCACAAAAAAGGGATATGCGCGCCTTTTAACAGCGCTACAAATCCCAGCAGCTTTCTATATTGTTCATCTGTCAATATCTGGAATTTCGTTTCTATCGTCCAGTTCGGCAATAGCTGTGTTGTAAGCGTACGTACTTTACCGCTTCCCGATTTTTGTACTTTTGTATTCCAATTCATTGATTTTATACTTTCCCAAGCCAATCCGTTAAGATCCTCTGGGAATTTCCTAAGTATCATCAGAACACCCCGCTACTTCCTGCAAAATTCAAATCTTCTTCAAAAAATGCTTTCCGAATTTCGTCTACGGCGCCGTTACGCAAGAAATCAGCAAACGATGCAGCATCAAGAGTATTTATGTCTAAATGTACTGATCTGTTTCCGCCTTTCGTGATCGTTGTTGACTCTATATTTCGGATGTCTGCAGTCTTTACCGCCCCGCCTTTTGCAAAACGCGGCATACGTCCCGAGTTGATTGCATTAAGCAGTGGTAATCCTACTTTTCGGACAGCGTCAGCATTGAGAACGTACTCACCATTAGACAACCAAGCTGGAATACTGTCTGATGTAGCCGTCCCCGGACCGCTGATAGGTCCGCCGGTCGCAAATCCAAACGTGCCGAAACCGAACCCCGATTTTGCAGACATAAGCTGCAGTGCTACAGTAGCCGCACCGACTGCTGTAGTAAATGCTGCTAAAGCACCTGTAGCAGTAACGGTTGCCCCGACTTCTGTCGGCTTTGTGCCCGTATTAATGGCATTTTGGATGACGTTGTATGCACCCATGACCATTCCGCCTTTTTGTGTGCTGCCGGAGAAAAGCCCTAACGCTACATTAGACGTGCTTAGGTTGTTTTTGAACGCGTCAAACATCGTATTCATACCATTGTCGTATGTTCCGCCGTTACTGTTGTTATTATTTCCTCCACCGAGCAGGCTGCCGCCGAATAGAGATTCTGTCAACCGTCCCGCCCACTGTTGCGTAATCTGCTGTAATATTGTTTCTCCGATTCCTGTGATGAGATTATACAGCGAGTCTCCAAGTGTTTCTGATCCTGTCAAAATATTTTGGAAAAATTCTTGGAATTTATCAGTTGAGCTCTCCGCAAGTTCTGCAATCTGCGACTGCATTGACTCATGCCCCGTCTTCCATATACTCAGATACGTTTCGAGGGCTTCTGTCTGCCCTTTCCAATTCATATAATCTTGTCCGTCGCGGCTGCTCGTTAATGCCCTAAGCAGATCTGAACGATGGTTATCTATTGCGTATTTTGCCTGTTTTTCAAACGACTCTCTATATGCATCTGTACGTTTCTTTGCGGCTTCGGCGGTCTTAGCAGTATACCATTCTTCGACAGCTACCATCGCTTCCTTGTCTTCTTTGTTTTTAGAAACTTCTTTTATGCGTTCCGTTCTCTCTTTGTTGAGCGCATTAACTGTAGCTTCATATTCAGCATCGGCGAGTGCCTTAAAGTCCCCGGTGAGCTCTGCACCTATTTGCTTCGTTTCGGTCTTGATTTTGTTCCAGCTTTCTGTCCACGTGTCGGTCAGCTTCTGTTTCATGACCGTTCCGTATGTACTGAGCTGTTTTTGCAGTTGTTCTACCGCGTCTTTCGGAATACCGGCATTAGATAACTTGTTAATCTCTTCCTGTTTCTGTCTGATGTCTTCCGCCAGTTTGTTCATACCGGACATGTAGGCACCTTCGGTTTCGCTGTCTATAGATTCCTGCATCGTTGAAAACAACCGGATTGCCTCTTCTTTAGCCTGATTTAACCGTCTCAGCGCCTCATTGGCTTTTTTACCGATTTCATCAGTCGTAAGTGTTACTGTTTTGCCTCCGGTGTATTCACCTATCGATCCGTAGCCAAGCGGATTACCGAACCATTGATTTGCTTCCGACATACTTCCGCGATGCACTCCGCCGGTCGAGTTTCTCGCTATGTACTCACCGTTTCCCGCATAGATTCCGACATGGTCTTTCCAATCTATCATGTCGCCTTCCTGCGGTACGTATCCCGTTCCCGCTGTGTGATAGGCCGTGCCGAACTGATTTACAAGCTGATTCCCATTAATTGAGTTCACCCCTTGTATGCCTGCTTCCTGATACAACGCGGAAACAAAAGCGGCGCATTGCACACGGGCATCTTCAACAAGCGGCGACATCCATTGTTCCCCTTCAGGATGCCTTGATGCTATATTTACAACTTCTTGACCGATTGGCGCCTCTACTTGATACGTTTTTGCTTCCTTAATCGCTTTTGTATTATCTTTTGTTGCAGATGTTCCCGATTCAAAAGCGGCTTTTAACGCCTCAATCTGTGAATTTATAGCTCCGTTGTCTATGCTTGTTCTGTCACCATATTTTTCATGAAGTTTTTTAGAATTCTCGTTAGCAGCAGCATACTTCCTATCCCATGCCGCTTTGGCTTCATCATTTTCCTTTTGACTATAAACATTCATCCGTGTTCCATTTTCTTTTATACGGATCATCGTGTTGTCTTTTTCGCTGTAGTAGTAATCTTTACCGTTTACGTTGACATACTGAGCATTTTCGGCTTCTCTTTTTTCTTCCTGATGGAATTCATACAGCTTATACGTTGCGGCTACAATAGCAGCAGCCACACCCAACCATCCTCCGGCCAGTGCCCATACTGCACTTGCCGCCTGACGCAACGGACCGAGTGACCCCCTCGCTGCTGTGCTCATTCTGATACCGGTATCTACAGCGGCTTTTCCGGTCTGTTGTGTAGCAACGGTAACCGCGGTCTGTTCCGCCGCCAGCATGTTGCTCGACGCACTGGCTACTGTATTAGCCGCAACCATCTTCCCTGCTGCGGCTTTATGTGCACCGGCTGCTGTATTTGCCGCGCTCGCCTGTACCGCTGCTGACTGCCTTGCCTGCATATTGATTTCTTGATATGCCGCTGTCATGCCGGCGGCTTCCACCCTTGCGGTTTCGGCAGCTTTAGCTTCCCGCATGACACAGTATTTTGAGTAGCTTGCTTCCTTTTCAGCGTCTGTCATCTGTGCTGCACTAAGTGTCTTCAAATATGCTTTTTCTTCTGCTATTGCCGCTTTTTCAATATTTTTTATCCGGCGCGCAATGCTTTTTTCCTGCTGTACAGTTAGCGCATCTTCTGAAACATCTCCAGTTCCAATTGACGCAAGCGATCCCATCGCCGCTCTTGCTTTTTGCAATGCCTGCAGTGTCTTATACGCCACCGTAAAAGCTACCAGTGTCTTAGTCAGCGACAGCAGATTTTCTTTGTTTTCCGCTATATATTTAGCAGTTGATGCCAATCCCTCTAAAATCGGCGGCAATACTTCTTTCGCTACCGGCGCAAGTATAGCCCCACCTGCAATAGCAAGCTGTCCGAGCTGTGCCTGCACTACATCAAGCTCTACGCTTATTTCATGCATCTGCTTTGCGTCAAGTCCTAAGCCCTTGATTTTTGCCGCATTTTCTGATGCTTCATTATAGTTTTGCAGGGTTTTAACAAGCGTCAGACCACGGGCGCCCAGTGTATTCATGATAAATTCCTGAGCATATCCCGCCTGTGACGCTTTTTGATAACCTGCCGCCAGTTGCGCAAGCTGGTCATTAAGAGGCAACAGTTTACCGTTCTGATCTGTCAGAGTAACACCTACGGCACTTAAGACGGCTCTTGTCTTTTCTGCCGCCTCTCCGCTGCCTTTGATTGTTGAGTCGAGGCGCATAAATGCTTTCCCTGCGAGTTCACTGTCACCGCCGGTCAACTTGAGTATCCTTGAAAATTTAGCAGCTTCAGCATTAGTTATCTGCAGCCGCTGCGCGAGTTCGTATGTTCTGTTTCCTGCCTCAACGGCTCCCTTTATCAGGTTCGTCAATCCGAATCCCGATGCGGCCAATGCCGCCATTCCGCCAAATTTACCGATTAGCGTTTCAAGACTTCCCGTGGTTCCTTCCAACGCGGACTGCATGTCTTTTACCGGATTCACCTTAAATGCTGTCTTGACAGCCCCCGGTACTTTGTTTAATTCTTTTTGCAGCCCGGACGAGTCTGCGCCAATTTTAAGCTGTAAATCAGAAATTGTAGACATTTATGCACCTCCCTCCAAATTGAATACTTTTTTCAAATATTCCATTTCTTTTTTTGCATTTTTCACTTTATTTTCTTCCGTAATCCATAACGGGTCCGCAATCTCATGCGGTTCTATCGGTTTTTTCAGCTGCGGGGACATTAGCCATGAAATGAAGTACGCCACGCGGTAATCCTGCAAGCGTCGACGTTCGTCGCTCGCCTCCAGATATCTATAGAATTCAAGCGGCGTTAACCGCGGAAATTCAGGCGGTTTGAAACCGATGCGGTATGCTATCGGTTCTGCATACCGCATCCAGTCTTCAAATGTCTTTATCGGTGATTCTTCTTTTTCATCGGCGCCTCTTTTTTCGGCGTCCCCTGTGTAAAAAGTCCAGATTCAACCACCGCATCTACAATGTATTTTGCGAGTTCTCCGATGTTTCCGCCGTTTTCACAGTACATATCCACGAAATCATAAGCATCAAAATTCTTCGGCTGGTTTAAAAGTCCGGCTCGCAAGCCGGAAATGATAAAGTGTATTGTTGCACTCTGTACCATTCCGACCGCACCGTTAACAAGCACGGAACTTATAACTGAAAAGAGAGACGTTCCGAGATATTGCTCAAATCTCTCAAGGCTTCTTACTGTGTATAGCAGCTGATACCTTGATTCTCCTATTTTGATTTCTACCGATTTACGCATAATTAGCCTCCGGTAACATCGTCTGCGGCAATTTCAGAAATCGGTCCCTTTCCGTTTAACGTAGCAGCAACGGTAGCTACCCCGTCGTGGGATACGTCCTTTGTGAAATCGGAAATAGTAACCCATCCGGTCTGGCAGGTCTTATCCGGATATGCGATTTTTACATGAATCGGGATGTCGTGGTGGAATGCATATTCCATGATTGAGAGTGCTGCATCATCCATTACAAGCAATCCTGTATAGCTGATGCTCCAAGACTTTGGACCCGCGAGCGTTTCTCCCCATCCGCCGGAAGTCTTATGAGATCCATCAATAGAATCCGCTTTGTATTCTACCGGGGAGTTTCTCTGTCCTCCGACAAGTACCCATGTCGGCTTTTTCCCCGTGGTTGTTGCCTTGTCTATATACAGCAAGGTGTCTTTCCCCGCCGTAGCCATAGACGTCCCCTCATATACCGGGAGTTTTTTAAGTTCTTCTGCTGATAATTTAGCCATTTTTATACCTCTTTCTTATTAAAATTCTGAATAGTAAATAATATTGTTACTGTGCCGTGATAACCCGTGGATACTTCCGGAAAGTCCTCTACCAGATCAATTTGTGTACTATTAATCCGATATTGCGGTAGCTCCATATCGCATCCGTATGCAGATATCAATGCACATATATCGTTTAGCGTTTCATTGACTTGTTTTTTCCCATCCTCTCCTGCCCATACTTCTACATTCAAGGATGCGTCCCAGATAATCAGATCTTTATTTGACAGTGGTTTGAACGTAGCCGCACCTAAGGTGATATAAGGAAGTTTTGCACCTTTAGGAACTGAGCCGTGAATCGGTATCGTTTGACCTTCTTTCAGCAATTTAAAAACCGCCATCCTGAGAACGGTTGACGGTACGTCTCTGATAAGTCTCATTGAAATATTTTCTCCATTTCGTTTTCAATCTTGCCCCGCTCCTGCATCATTGCCGGCCGCATAAACGGACGCTTCGGCATCTTCCCTGTGCGAATAACTCCACTTACGAATTTATCATTTATTCGCATTGCTTTTTTGCCTTTGCGCGGATCGTTGGATGCTATACGTTCAACTGTCCCGAATTCTACGAGATGCGAATGCGGGGCGTCGCTCTTCACTATTCCCTGCGGCTTTTCTCGTTCCATTTCGGAATGGATTCCTGCTTTCAGACTTCCGGTAGGCCCCATCGGCGCTTTTATAATAGCCGCTTTCATAACTGCTATCGTTCCTTTCGCAATGACATTCCTGATTTTCCCTTGCGTTTCCTTATCGTAGCGTTTGATGTCGTTAGCCGCTTTTTTGACTACCTCTCCTGAAAACATCTTGATATCAATTCCGCACCTGCTCATGTTTCTACCGCCTCTGTTGTTAATACGTAAACGGCATGATCCGAACGATCTACGTCTATTACCTTATACGTCCGTCCGTTTTCTTCAACATGCCATCCTTTTTCGATTTCTCGTGGCCGTATTCTTATCCCTTGCGTTATCAAGACAGCCGTGCCGTCTCCTATAATCGCGCTTGGGGTAATACGTTGTTTCAAGAATTCCGCCCACACGGATCCGACATCTTTCCATTCGATAACGGAGCCAAATCCTACATCCTCACCGATAATAGGCTTTTTAAGCGCTATCCTGTGGCGCATCTTCCCGATATTCATACTTTACGCTCCGGTTTTCTTCGTGCGCCTGACAGTCTTTCTCGTTGTCTTTGGTTTTTCCTTTGGTGTTTCCTCCGGCTCTTCATCTTCCTGATCTACTTCCTGATCTACTTCCTGATCTACTTCTTCATTCTGATTGTCTGCAGTATCATCTTCCGCGTCTTCATCCTGTTCAAGTACTTCTACATATCCGCCGGAAATGTAGGCAGTTAATTCTTCCGCTGTTCCGTCGTACGTCTCGCCGACATCAATAATCGTTCCGTTTATGATAATTTTCTCCAGTGCTTTTATCAGCATGTCATTCACCTCTCGTTTCTAATTGCAGCAGCTGGGCGGTAATTGTGAACGGTAATTCTGCCCCCTGTCCTACCGCATTTCTGTTTTCGTACCAGTACCCTACAATCATATGCATGCAAAGGATAGATTGGGCGTCAGTCTCTTTGACTTCGACGCCCGTCCCTTGCAAAATAAACGTTTTTGCCGTATCGATGAGTGTCCGGATGACCTCGTCTTCCTGGTTCCCGTCAACTCGGAGATACGCTTTAACGCCATCCAGAATGCTCATAATACCTCCTTATGCAAGCGTCAGTTCGCCGTATACAGCTGCCGCACTGTCAAACGCTTTAACATCAAGTCTTGTAATTGCTTTGATATCGTAAGAATCGCGAATAAATGAGTTCCCGCCGATGCCCGTGCCTTCAAGAGTAATAAGCTGACGGTCAAAGAGTACAATAGCATCCGCCAGAGACCCGACAATAATCGGCGCCACTTTCTTCGGAGATGTCGCACTCGGCAGGTACTTATTGCTGACAACGGTAACCGGATGAGCGGACAGCAGTTTCTGTGTCGGATTGAGCGGGTTCGGTTGAAGCAGGTAGCGCCCTTCAGAGTCTTTCAACTTGTCTAAGAAGTTAAAGCCGTCCTGATTGGTAACAATGCCTGACACCAAAGAAATCGCCGGGTCAAGATCCACATTCAGAATGTCTTTCAAGCTGTCTACATTAGCAACAGGTTTCTTTGCCAGTGTTTTCATGATTGCAATGATCAGGCTGTTTCTCGTGACGACATCCTTTTTTGCAAACCACGCACTCACATAAGAAATGAGATTCTGGTCTGTGTCAGACAACATCTCTTTTGAAATCGGAAGTATGCCCGCATATTTTTTGATCGCATATGCAATCTTTTCGAATTTCGGACCGTCGATTTCTTTGATAGTTGCCATTTCATCAACGCTTTCAAGCGGCGTCATTTCTGCCCATTTTTCCATAACGCGGGAGCCGGTCATAGTAGTCGTAGGTGTAATCGTGACAAGCTGGTCCAGCGGATTCAGCGCTCTCTTGAGTTCGTTGATTTTAGTTGAGATGTCCTGCGGAACGATAAGCCCGCCGTCTGCGTCAACTCCCGCTTTCATGCCAGCTCTGGCTTCTTTCAGTACTTCGGCTTCCGCGTCCGTCGGCATCTGGCGCTTAATCTCTTTCACAAGCCCACTGAACATGAGATCTCTTTTTTCTTCGTCGGTGATTTCAGCCGCGCGTGCCGCCGGTGGAACTGTCGCCGGAACATCTGCCAGCGTTTGTTCAATCTCCAGCTGCCGCTTGAGTTCTCTCAGTTCAGCTGTTTTACTTTCCGCTTCATCAAGTTTTTTATCTGCCATCAACGTACGGATTTCTTCGGTTACTTTCGCCATTCTCTGGCGCAATTCTCTTTCTTTTTCTGTCATTTCTTCTTCCTCCACTTAAAAAGCCGCCGTTCGGCGGCAATTATTGATTTAACAATTCCAGCTCTATATCAAGCTTCCGTTTTCTGATATTTTCCTGTTCTTCCCGTAAAGAATTAACATACGCTTCTTTTGATTCCTGCATTGACCGCTGTACAGCCTGCGCTTCGGTGTCCGGGTATGCCGGCGTCGTGACGATTGACACATCCCACAGTCGCTCGATATGCTTGACTGCCCGATGGTACATGTCTTTCTCGCTTTCATATGACCAGTCTGCGCCGCTTTCCGCCAGCGTGAATGCAAAAGAACACTGATTGACAACGCCGGCTGCCATGTTCGTCATTAAGTCCTTAGCATAGGCTGTATCCGTCGGAATCAAGCTGAACCGCAGCCCGGTGTCGTCTACTGACAGACTTAGATGCCCGGGTCCTTCGCGTACGGTATTTCTTGCCAGCGGATAGTTCGGATCGTGATTAATCAGCGCTACAACGTTAGACATGTCCGTTTTATCAAGACACCCGCGCTCTAAGATTTCATCAACTCCTCCGAAATCCTCTGACCGTTTTCCGAACTTGAGGGCATACCCCTCTAAAATGACAGTTTTACCGTCTTCCAGCGTCCTAATCTCAAACTGCGTCTGATTGATTCTTCTTTCCCTTTTCCCCATTATCATCACCTCCTTTCAGTGTTCCGTTCTTTGCTTTCGCAAGCTGTAAATCTTTCAGAACGGTAATATCTGTATAATTCAGCGAGGCAAGATGAATATCACCAACGTCGCCTATACATTCCATTTCTTCCATGTCACGGATCTCATTAAGCGTATAAATACCAGCATAGAGCATGTCTTTGTAGTATTCAGCCCTTGCTTTACTGTCGCCTCTGAGTTCGGCCGCGGCGTTGAATTTAACATAATAGTTTTCTCTTTCCGGTTCGGTGAACAGTTTATAGTTGATTTCCTGTTCCCATGACGTAAATATCGGAAGAAGCGTTGTTTTAATGTAATCAAGGCTCATCGCTTCGGCGTTGGCATATGTCGCGCGATCCAGCTGTGCCAGCTTATGCGGCGGTATTCTGTATACCTTTGCAACTTCATTAATCCCGAATTTCTGCGTTTCGATAAACTGTGCCTGATCCAGCTGCATGCCAAGCGACTTATACTCCATTCCCAGGTCAAGAACAGCAACTCGGCCCGCATTGTCTATGCCACCGTTGATTTTTTCCCATTCCTGTCGGAGTTTCTTTTTCGCTTCCGGATTGATTTTTGATGCCGCCTGCAGCACGCCGTGCGTCATTGTTCCGTTTTTGTAAAATTGGCTCTGAAATTTCTTGATTGCATTTTGGCTGTCCAGCTCGTCAATCAGCGTCCGCCATTTCGGCACGCCGATGAGCCCGTCTTTTGACATTTCATAAAAGTGCAGGACATCATGCGGCTGCAGATGATACATCGCCCCTTTGGCATCACTTGTCGTATACGTCAGCGCTCCAGTGACCACGTTTAACCTGATTGTCGTTTTCGTCGGGTCGAGCGGCCATAGTGATTTCGGATAGCCGTCTGTCCCCCATTCAATATACGCAATGGCATTTCCATAAAACCCCATATGGTATTGCAGCGTTCGTTTGAACGCAAGCGGTGTCATGAGCGGGTTCGGCCGTTTATACAGCAGTTTAGCGACGGGATGTTTCATCCCTTCTGTCTTTTTTCCGCCGGTCCTGAATGTGTGAATCGGCAGTTTACCGATATCGTCAGCCAAAATATTAACGCACGTATAAATGTTGCTGTTTTTACTTGCAGTTGCTGCCGTTACGCCGTCTCCGTTAATTGCGGATATGAGCCAGTCCGCAGGGCTAAGCAGTGTACCCGAGTCTGTCGGGTTTGAAAAAAGCTGTCTTAAAAGCATTATTTATCACCGCCTCTCTGCGCTTTGGCGAAGATAAATGCCAAAAGCAGACACTCTATAGCCGCGGTGTATACCGCGACTACGGGAGATATCAATACGCCGCCGGCAATCATCAGAATGCACCCGACGAACAGAAAAATATCATCAATCACATATAGTATCTTTTTCACATGTCCTCCTTATAAGCTGAAATCGTCACTCAAAATATAGTCACTCATATCATCTTCTTCCGTAATTCTTGCACGCGTAAATGCATTGATGACAGATGCTATCGGGTCAATTCTGTTTGTTGATTTTTCTTTGTCAAGCATGATGTTTTCGTTTTGGTCTTTTTTTGTGACCGCGTTACTGATTGACCAGTCAAGCAGCGGATTTTCAAAATGCAAAATGTTTCCCTGATACGCATTTTCTCTAAATGATTTTGTCGGTTCGGATAAAGTCATCATGCCCTGCCGGACTTCGACACATGTATACTCCAGTTTTTCAAGTTCCTGCGCATAATAAGTTGCGTTATACGGGTCATAGCAGATTTCTTTAATGTTCAGTCCCAGCTCTTCCGCCGTTTCCACCATCCACTTTGTCATGTATCGATAATCGACTACTTCTCCAGAATTGACCGTCAGCCAGCCACCGCGGGCATAGTAATCATACGGCACTCTGTCTGTTTTTATCTTTCTCTGCAGCGTTTCTTCCGGAATGAAGCTGTGACCGAGGACAATATACTTCGTCACATCCTTTTTGACCGGAATAACCAGTCCGATGGACGTCAAATCGACTTTACTTGATAAGTCCATCCCGACATATGCATCCAGTCCGTATAAATCGTAACTTTCTATCCGCCCTCGAGTGTTCCATTTTCCCATATCAATGTATGATGCTCCGGACTGCTGATTCCAGATATTCATGTTTTTCGTGAGAAATGATGACATTTTTTCCGGTGTCTCAACTGCCACTTTCAATGCGCTCCTTATATTTGCAATACCTTCCGGGTATGTTGCCACAATCGGGTTTGCTTTTATCCAGCATTTTTCGTCTTTGACATCATCAATCAGGTTTCCTTCTTTGTCTTTATCCAGTTCATTGACCATGCAAAAGTAATCCGGCACGTCATAGTCAATGTCCGGATTGAGTATCTTTTCTACCAGCGGATATTCCACTCTGTAACACGGTCCCCCGAAGTTTGTCCCGGCGGTAGTGATGATAAACAGCAGCGGCTGTTTTCTGGCCATCATACCGGTGTCGATAACATCTAATATTTCTGATGTCGGATGTGCATGATACTCGTCAATTAAGCCGCACTGCGGATTGAGACCGTCCCCGGTCTTTCCGTCATCTTTTGACAGCGCCCGGATAATCGAATCGCTTTTCAAGTGTCGGATGGTACCATAACTTTCTTTCCATTTCCCTTTCATTTCTGGCCATCGCCTAAGCATCGCTAAAATTTCATTGTAGATTATTTTAGATTGGATACTTTTTGTAGCCCCGATGTAGACTTCTGACATCGGCTCTCCCATTGCCATCATTTCATAGTCACCGACTATGGCGAGTGATTGTGATTTCGCATTTTTCCTCCCAACCTGCCAATAGGCTTTTTTAAAACGCCGGAGTCCGGAATCTTTATTGACCCATCCATAAATGTTTCCGAAAATAAACCGCCGGATAGGCTCAAAAATAATGGGCTGCCCAGCTAAGATTCCTTTTGTGTGCTTATGCATCGCGGCCCATGCAAAGAATCTCTCTGCTCTTTTTTCATCAAATACATACGGAAATTTCTTTGTACCCGCCATTTCTATATCCCGCAAAAAACGCATACATGCCCAGTGATGTTTTTGGCATATATGCGTTTTGTCTTTTATGCATTTCCTGCTATACCTGATCATCTCTTGTTTCAGCGTCATACATCAAAGCCCCTTTTACTTAGCGGGTCTTCTTCTTTCTTTTCTGGCTCTTTCGGTACATTCTTTACTTTTGCAAGCGGTGACAAGAATAATCTGTCTTCCATTTGTACGAGTGCCGCCATTTTCGCATTGATCGCTTTGTCCATCGCCATAATGCCGCCAGTAGATAAGATATACTCTATTTTTTCATAGAGTTTGGCGGCTTTTCGTTGACTGTATTCTGCTTCAAGAATTTCCTGCGTTGCCGTCGTTTCTTCACCTGTTAATTCTACTCGAGCGATCCTGTCCCGGCGCTCTATCAAATCTATATACTGTGCAAACGCCATACAGTATCTCGCAATCACTCCGATATCCGCCGATGAAACAAATTTGAAACCAGTATAAAGTTTCTTGATTTCTTTCCATTTTTTATACGCTTCTTTATTCGTTTTCACATAAGCCGGGCATACTAATTTCTGTTCTCCGAGATGTATTTCTGATTTTTTTCTGTGTTCAATTTCCGCCTTCGTCAGGTGACTCGGATTGCCTGAAACTATATGCAAATCAATAGGTTTTGCTGGACGCCCGGCCATGTTATTCCTCCTTTCTTTTTAATATTGCTATTTGCGCATACTTGACATTTCAACACATGAGTTTAATGTAATGTCCATTTCCCGAACTTTTTTCACAAAAGAGGAGGCGCACGGTACTGTCGCATCCGGTCAAAACATTTTTGACCAGGGGGTGGTCTGTCAAGCTTTAATTTTATTCCCGAATCCGCCGTTTTCTCTCGCTGTTTTCTTGTCGTGGCATCTCTTGTTCATCGCCTGCCAGTTGCTTTCATCCCAAAATAGTTTTTGATTGCCTCGATGAGGAATAATATGGTCAACTACATTAGCCGGCAGCGGATGCCCTGATGTTTTGCACTCCGGGCACTCACAAAACGGATGCTGCGCCAGAAATGCTTTTCGCGCTTTCGTCCACTTGTAATTGTAGCCCCGTTTTGACGGTGATTCCCGCTCAAACTCTTTCGGATTTCTTATGTGCAATTGTTTATGTTTATCGCAGTAGTTTTCTCTCGTTAATGCGTGACATCCGGGATGTCCACATTCGCGCAATGCTCTTCTCATACTGCTCCTGTCAAGCAGTTAGGTACCGCCGGAAAGCTTTCCATAAACCCGTTCCATCCCCGCACGGGTTACAAGCCAAATGTGCCCCGACTTGCGGCACTCTTCACTCGTAAACCGCGGTGGATACCCTCTTTGACCGGAACACGCCTGTTTTATTGTTACAACAGGTATGTTCCACAATTCTGCCGCTTCCGCTGTTGTCATAACCTTTTCAATTAATTTCATTACATCCCAGCCGCCTTTGCTAATGCCATCAACGAAACCAGCAACGCCATAACAGAAATCCATAATGTTAATTTTTGCATAGCTTTTGCGAATATGATATATTATGAATGAACCACCCAGAGGGTGGAGGGTGGGTGTTCCACCCTCTTCGGTCATTGAGCCTTGTAAAGCAATATAATCGCTGTTATCAAATTGATTATTGCTGTTACAAGGCTTATTTTATTATTCATATCCGCATTCTCACCTCCTTTCTGTATTTATTATACATCTTTTCTTATGTATTGTCAAGCGTTTTTATATTTTTTTTACAAACAAAAAGCACGCGCCAATCCCTGACGTGTGCTTTTTGCGGAAAGGAGGTTTCATCCTTGAGTTTCCCTTTACCATAATAACACGTCTTATAGTGAAATATAATGAAATTTAGTGAAATCATCCTCTAAAATTTTCAAAGCTTGACCGTGCAGCTGATAAATCCTTCGAATTGTATAATTCATATCCACAGCTATCTGCTCCCACGTCTGAATCAATATGTAATACCGATACAGTACGCATCGGGCGCTCTCGTCATCTACCTTGTCAATCAGTGCTTTAGCCTGATCTCTCTTGTCAATCAGCTCATCCCAAGCGGCATTTACCTTTTCAATCTGTGAATCCAGTTTGTCGACAATCTCATCAAGAGTAGCTAAGTGATTCGACTGTATCTTGTCACCTAACTTCGGACTTGAGATGTTATATGCTCTGCGCCTTAAATCTTCTAATTCCTGCTCGTATGCACGTAACAAGCTGTCCTGCTCTCGGACTGACCGTAAAAACTCTTTAACCGTCATTTCTCGTCAGTCCTTTCTAACAGATGCTCGATATACCATCTGGCTTTCTTCAAGTCTTCCGTTCCGTTCTTCTGCTTCCATCGCCACAAGTATTTAATTGCATTCGCTGTACACACAGCTTCGATACCGCTTAAATCACTTGTCGCCACTTCGATTGCGTCAATGCATTCTACCCGGCCTTTGTTGTAGTGCGCCGGCCTGTTTACCATATCAATCATTTTTCCGTTCCTCATAAACTTCAACTACTAAGCGCGATCCGCCGCATCTTATCCGTAAAACATCAAAATCTGCAAGCCAATACGGAACATCATTACTCTTGCCATCGAACAGTGCTCTGTAAGATATATCCGGCAACCCCGCCTTCTTTTTGATGATGCGTACCGATGTCTCACATTCAATTGCTTCTAACAGTTTCCTTAATCTCATTTTCCACCATCTCTTTCGACTAATAATTTAACTGCGTTCATCATAGCTTCCTGCCCGTTTTCTTTTCGTTTCAGCGCCTGCATAACCAGCTCATCTACTGTACCTTTCGCGACTAAATGATGTATGATAACCGGCTCTTTCTGTCCTTGTCGTTCAAGTCTTGCGTTCGCCTGCTGATACTGTTCTAAGCTCCACGTCAGCCCAAACCACACAATGATGTGTCCGCCTGCTTGCAAATTAAGTCCGTATCCCGCACTTGCCGGGTGCGCTATGAGTAGTTTTACCTTTCCTGCGTTCCAACCCCTTATATCGCCCGAATTTTGCAATTCCTGTGCGTCCGGGAACGCTTCTTTAATCCGATCTTTGTCATGTTTGAAATTGTAAAAGACTAAAACCGGATTTCCGTCATTTGCTTCTACAATCTCTTTTAGCGCTGTGATTTTTGCGTCATGAACCGGTATAACTTTTTTATCTGCATCGTACACAGCTCCGTTTGCCAGCTGCAGCAGCTTATTACTGACTGCTGCTGCCGATAAAGCTGTTATCTCTTCACCCTGCAGCTCTGTGATATATTCCCGTTCAAGTTCCCGATATGCCTTTTGTGATTTCTCATCAAGCAGTACGGGGACCGTAACCGGCGGAAGTTTATCTGGCATCAAACGATAATCTTCAGCTTTCAAGCTGATACAGATGTCTGATATCTTGTCATAGATTTCTTTTTCAGCGTCGGGACTCCGTATCCGGTAGCTGTAAACCACCGGACCGTTCTGCTTATCCGGCACAAAGTAATTATTCCGGTATTCTGTCAACGTCCGGCCAAGACGTTTACCGCCGTCAAGCAGGTACAGCTGCGCCCACAGATCCATCAATCCGTTTGGCCTCGGTGTGCCTGTCAGCAAAACAATTTTTTTGAAGCATGCCCTGACCTTTCGCAGCGCTTTCCACCGTTTCGTGCTTGCATCTTTGAAACTTGTACTCTCGTCAATGACAAGCATGTCGAAATCCGGTTTATACTTCACGTGTTCAAGCAGCCATACAACATTTTCGCGGTTAATGATATATACATCTGCTTTTCTTGCCAGCGCCTGCAGCCTCTGCGCCTGCGTTCCTAAGACTGTTGAAAATGTCAAGTTTTTAAAGCAATCCCATTTTGCCGCCTCGTCTTGCCATGTGGCTTCAGCTACTTTCTTCGGCGCTACGATCAAGACCTTGTTAATCGACATCTCGTCAAACATCGCTTGAAAGATAGCCGATAATGTCGTCGAAGTTTTGCCGAGGCCCATCCCCAGATAGACACCTGTACCCTGATTTTTCAGTATGCGCTCAATCACAGCTTCTTGATACTTGTGTGGTACGTACTTCATCGTGCCAGCCTCCGGATAAAGCCTTCCGCTGATTTTTTATTGTCTATCGCGGCCACCCGGCACCCCAGCCTGTACAGAACTCTAAGAATGGCTCTCTGCACTAATCTCGGCTTCTTTCCCTGCGCTTTCAACTCTGCAAACCCGATCTTCCCGCCGGGAAGAATGACAATCCTGTCCGGCACGCCCGCAGTTCCGGGGCTCGTAAACTTAAGACACGCCCCGCCGCGAGCCTGCGCTTTTCGTATCAGATGTTTTTCTATTGCATATTCTTTCATTTTTCACCTCATAAATATACAAAGACTTTTTTCGCCTATATAATAAGAATATAAATCTTTATTTCGCGCGCTACGCGCGCACGCGCGAGGACCCCTACGGATTATAGAGATTATAGAGTTTATAGGTATTTCTATTCTCTATAAATTGCATATTCTGTAACTCTATATGGAATAATTGTTTACACCGTTTACAAATACCCATTTTTTAGCTCCCTGTCTATTTAAAACCTGTAAACAAACTGTGCTAAAATCCGTTTACAACCGTTTACAACTGTTTACAAGTAAAAATTCGATTATCAAAAACTGTTTACATTTTTCCCACTTTGTTTACACATTTTTTGACTCCTTTATGCGTTTGAAAAATCTCTGTGTTCCGTATAAATTACCGATGCGCGTCGTAGATTTTGCGGCTTGCCACCCTTTCAACTGCTGTAAAATACCGTTCATTTCGCGGGCGTCAACATTTCTAAAGCCCTGCCGCGTCCCGTCAAAAACTTCGCACCATATTTCCAGCGCGCACACACGGTTCCTTGTCACTGCTCCTTCCGGATAGCCTTCTTCGCCGCGGTGCTTGAGGTAGTCCCGCCGGTCGTATAAATCCATATCGTTCCAGTTTTCGGGTAGCTTCGTGTCTAAATACTCTAAAACCAGTCCGAGCTTCTCTCCGCCCTCTGTGTGTGCTTCCTGCAGCTCTCTTGCGACCTTCGCAGAATCGGCAGGTAAATACAGTTTTTGATCTGCTTCGTATAGCTGCTTGACCTCTGCCCATACCTGACCGATGAAATCATCTGTCAAATCAGACAGCGGACGTTTGCCGTCACCCAAGCAGAAGACGGGTAGAAAACGACGCCCGCCGGTACGGTCTTTGAGAAAAATACTGTCATTCGTAGTAGCTGCGAACACGCACTGCCGTGGGTACTCCTCTGTACGTCGCCCGTATGGCGCCCGGAACTTGTCCGTCTGTCGGGAGAGAAAAGCCTTGATCATGTCGTTATCCGCTTTTTTAGATGCCTGCATTTCGGACAACTCAATAATCCAGCTGCCCTGCAACTGTTCCATCGCTTCCTTGCCCTGAAAACTGACAATGCTGTCATTAAACCACTTTCCGCCCAGTCTGCTTAAAATCGTACTTTTGCCTATGCCTTGCGGGCCACTAAGCACTATGCATGAGTCGTATTTGACTCCCGGGCGCTCTATACGTGCCACGGCGGCCTTGAGCCACGTCCGCGTGACATCTTTTACGTACTGCAACTCTTCAGCGCCTAAAAAGTCAATAAACAGCGTTTCTGCTCGTTTGACTCCGTCCCATTTCAAGTTCTTCAGATAATTTCTTACCGGGTGCGTTTTGTGCTTGTACATGACTTCCACCAGCGCGTCATCGATGACCTGCCGGGCGGCCAAATCGTAATATTTTGCTAAATAGTTACGCAGACCGGCGTCATCAGTATCCCGCCAGATATTGTCGGTACCTTTTTTCCGCCACGGCAGATCCTTTTTGACAATAAGCCTCCGGGAGAACAAGTCGAGTCCGAAAGTCCCTTTGAGCTGCGGATCGTTCTCGAGAATAGCGATAAAATTCCCCGCCACCGGAAGTATCGGCGAGTTCTTCCCGGATCCTCTTGTCAGCTCACTCATCCAGTCCATGTCGGCATCATCAGCATTAAACCCGGACTCTTTGAAACTCTTCTTGACATCTTCAGCCTGTTCGGTGCTTATTATGCGTCTTGTCGCTTCGTCTTCCCCTGCCAGTTTTACCATTGCGGTATATGATGGCATTTTAACTACCGGAGTGCCTTCGGCGGCATCCGCGTCAAGAGCTCCGAACCTGTGAAGCCTGACGAGATCAAAAGCATTACAAAGCTTGCCGCCTGCCGGGTCTGTCGAGTGATGCGAATAGGCGAACTTGTCATCGTACACGACAAGCCCCGCGCTTGTGCTGCCTTTCGTGTACGTATACCGCCCTTCTACCGCACAGGCGGTATATTCATCGCCCAGGAATGTCTCTATAGCGTCTTCGATCGTGTGTGCCCGGCAGAACGCGCCGATAAGCCCCGGTTTAGTCAGCGGGTCTCCTTGTTTTTTCGCTGTTGACAACGCGATACTTGCTTCTTTTTTCGAAGTCGGCCACAGCGACGTATCACGCCAGTCTTCGTACCTGCCCAGCGTGTCATTGACATTAAGAATCGGCCCGTCATTGTGTCTGAAGATGAACTCCCCGTCCTGCGGTTTACTCGGCCAGTACATCAGCCGTTCGGGCTCGTATGTTGTAGAGTCCATCGCTTCAATGCTGATGTCTTTCGCTAAAAGTCTTGCAATAGCTTTGTACTCATCTGCCGTTACAGGCCTGTCAAGCGGGATAAGTACGCGGTAGCGCGGGGCAGCGGCGGTGTGGCTGTGCGTTGTGTACAGCCCCCACGATACACTGCCCATCCCGATATCTAAATCGGTCAGGAAGTCACCATCTGGGCTGTCGGCGTCCAGACAAACAACCTGCCGGTACTCGACGTTCTGCTTGAGCCGCTGGCCGTTCTTGAGATATCCGCAGACAAAGCCTCCGATGTCTTTGCGATTGTCTCTGTCGGACTTCTTCATCGCTTTATACTCCGCGATGGTTTCTCCAGTCACGGTCGGCTTAGACAGCCTTTCAAGCAGGTGCGACCATGTCGTTTTCGTGTGTTTCCATTTTTTAGCGAAGCGCTGCGGCGCCGTCGCTATCGTAAATTCAATATCATACTGCAGCTGCAACGCCGGCCACCTCTCTTTCTGTCTGAACGTCATTTGTTTCTATTGTTAATTTCCTTGACTTCGCCCACGTCAGCAGGGCGCGGTTGAGTTCTGTGTCTTCCCGGACGGGCTGGTTATTGACCAGTTTTGCCTGCGCCACCGCGCCATTTCTGATTTCGATACAAATAACCGGCTTTCGATTTTTGAAAGCTGCAATAATGCGTACTTTGTCAGATAAAACCCGGTCGCGGTAAGTGCCGACGCAGTTGTGCATAGCGCGTCCTAAATTTACCAACTGTTCAGTATCCGGCGGCAGGCTGAAAACTAAATCGTCAACTTTGCCCGTCAACGGGAAATCCCGCAGAGACTTGTACTTGATACGAACGTTCTCGTGCTGCTGCTTGTCTACTAAGCGCGTGAGATAATCGTGAATATCCCGGCTGCGGATTTTCGCTTTGATAAAAATGCGCTTGTTCTGCGGCGTCAGAAGATCCCACATATGCCCACAATCTCGTACGCTATAATCATTCTCGCGCTCCACAAGCCTAACCGCAGCCGCTTCGCCCCGGGTATGCCTGATTATTCGTAGGGATCGGAGATAACTGTCTAAGCTGTGGTAGAAACCGATATCATACCGTTTCTGCAGAAGTGCATCTAAGAGTTTGTATTTGTTGTCTATCTCGTGTAAAATCGGCCACGCCGTCCGGATTATATTTAAAAAATTAATTGGGCACTTGACCAGACGGGCATTCAGCCCCGGCATATCCGGGAAACGATAAATTTCACGCGCAGTCTGCAGATACGGCTTTCGTTCGTCAAACAGGCGCATTACCGGGTCATCTGCACGTGGACACATCCTGATTTCTTCCGTTGTCAGGTTTCTTGCGTCCGGATAACGCAGGCGCCATGCGAAATTTGAAAAGCAGTAGTCAAAAATGCTGTGGCCGTCCTGCAAGCTGGTCGGCATATACGCGGATTTAACAGTATATCCGACAGTATCAGACAGCTTTTGATTAAAACATCTGACAACATCTTTGAAAAAGCTGTTTATCAGGATCCTTTCTGTATGATGAATATTGCTTTCCGCGTTCAGGTAGCGAAAAACAGTATCTTTCATGCAAAACCTCGTTTTATCGCTTGCTATCCTGTTCAGTGGCCATAAAGTCCGCGTAAGTACCGCGCGCCCGCGGGCGCCGTGTTCTATGTAAACCACTTCCCGGCTTTTGAAATCAAAGCGCAGAGTGTGTTTTTTGACAGTATGCACGGACACGTCAATCGGCGACTCAATATCTACATTCAATGTTTCCGCGCAGATGTCCAGATAATTTTTGTATTCTTTCGCTTCCAGCTCGATACGGTACGGTACGAGTACACGTTTACGCCCGGATTCGGACAAATCGAGCCACGGAGTGTCATATGTGCCTTTCCACAAACGTTTCCCGCATTTCGGACACGTATACGCGGATCCCTCGTCACTAAGGCCGCGCATGCTGCACTGAAAGCGCCAGCGGCAGTGAAAGGCGTGCCCACAGGCAGTGTGCACCTGCAGGCATTCCTGATCACAATACTGCGCACCTGGGATTAACTCCCCGTTGTTGTAAAACGCGCGCACGACTTCGAATAACCGATTATTCCGGTATTGACTGATAATTCTCATAATCCGCCTCAGAATAAATCATCTAAATCATCTGCCGCAGCAGCCGGCGGGCAAGACTCGACAACAAGTTCTTCTTTCTTTTTAGCAGGAGCTCGTCTACGCTTCGGTTTTTCTTCTTTCTTCGGTTCATCTTTCTTTACTTCTTCTTTCTTCGGTTCTGTTGCTTCGATAGCTTCAATAAGGGTTTGCGACGCTTCTAAGCAGTCTTCGCAATAAGCTTTTGCTTTATCTATCTGTTCTCGCTTTTCTTCCAGTGCTTCAGCGTCAAGCGTTTCGGCCCACATATCAAGTACTTCAATTCCTTCTTTTGCGATTTTGATTTGCTGTTCCATTTGTATTTTGTTCATTTTTTAGTACCTCAATCTTTCATATAATATTGGCTTTCAAAGCCATCTGCCGTTTTGATCAGACCGGCTTCCCACGGCTCGTTTTTCGACATAATCTCTGTAACTTCAGCGAGGCTCCCTATGCCGTCGGGCGCTTCCATGACGACCTCATCGTGTATGTGCATAATGATTTTGTACCCAGCTTCCGTTAGCCGCAGCATAGCCGCCGCTAAGCAGTCGCGGGCAACAGCCTGCACGATGTTTTCAACAAGCTTGCCGCCGTAGGTCTCTAACTTGCCCCATTTCCGGCTGCCCTGTTCGATGCCGCGGTATAAGATAGATTCCCCGCCGAAGCGGTTCTCTCCGATTTCCGGTTTGATATACACAAGATGCCGCCCGGACGGAAGTTTTATAAACAGCGCGCCTTGTTTTCGGCAGAAAGCAAGATGTCCTTGCTTGATTTTGACTGTGCTGTCGGTCTTGATTGCTTTTTTAGCAGCGCTGTCTACATCCCACCAGAATTTAGTAATCGCAGGTGATGCCGCGCGCCATTTCGTCACGATGTCTTGCAGCTCATCGTCCGAAAGCCCCATCTTGTCAGCACCCATCTGCTTTAGCGCGCCGACGGAGCCGCCGTAACCAAGTGCCAGTTCGGCAATCTTGCCTTTCTGCCGCAGGTGCCCGTTCTCGCCGTGTTTGACGACGGGAACGCCGAACATGGCCGAAGCAGAAGCGCAGTAGATGTCGCCGCCGTTTGCGAAAACGTCCTGCCGCCATCTTTCCCCGGCAAGCCATGCAATGACACGCGCCTCGATGGCCGAGAAGTCGTCAACGATGAATCGGCAGCGGGGCTTTGCGGTAATTGCCGTCCGGACAAGCTGCGATAGAGTATCCGGTACATTGTCATAACAGAGTTCCAGCATTTCTAAATCGCCGTTTTTGACAAAAGCCCTGGCAGTATTAAGCTCTTCTGCGTTCATGCTGTTCCGCGGCAGATTGTGCAGCTGTACAATACGTCCTGCCCAACGCCCGGTGCGCATCGCGCCGTAGAACTGGAACATGCCGTGCACGCGGCCGTCTGACGTCGTCGCTTTCTGCATCGCTTCGTACTTTTTGATAGATGTTTTGCCGAGCAGCTGACGCAGCTTGAGCATAACGCGCACATCATCCGGAATGTCTTTTTTCAAGAGTTCGGTAATGGCTTTTTTGTCTATTGATTCGATGGTCTCACCAAGCCGGTTTTCTATCCAAGCCGTGAGCTGCAGCGGACTGTTCGGATTCTCAAGTCCGGTAAGCGTTTTCGCTTTTGCAAGCAGTTTCGCTTTATGTTCTTTGTTTATGCGGATAGCGTTTTCGACCAATTTTTCATTGATCCGAGCGCCTCGGCTGTTAATCTCCTGATCCATGAGCCAGTATTTGTGTTCCAGCTCCGGCGGTTTCAAAGATAATAGTTTCTGCCGTATAGCTTTCTCGACGACGACGTCCTGCCGGTTATACTCGATGTACTGTGCCCACGCCTCCGGATTATGTTCCGGTAGGTTGCGCGTCCTGCCGCCGTTCGTTTTCGTCGGTTTGCACGGCTTTGAGAAGTAGTTGATTAATGCCTTGCCTCGCGTGTCTTTCTGCTTATCCGCGCCGAGGTGCAGCACGGCAGCTACATCCGCAAGTTTTGTCGGCAGTGAATTGTACAGCGCCAGTACACTTGTACACTCCCACTGCTCCGCAGGCAGCTTCGGATATATCTTTTTAAAGCAGGTAATTTCAAAGTTCGCGTTGAACGCCGTCTTTGTAATGCTGCTATCGAAAAGAGCCTGTGCAACTCGCACAGGCATCTTCTCTCTGGTAAGATCTACTACCTGCACCGGCTCGTCATCGAAACTGTATCCGAGTAACAAGATTTCAAAGTTCGGCGAGTCTACATATTTGTAAACTCCATACTTGATGTCGTTGTCACTGTACGTCTCTAAGTCAATTGCCAGTGTAGCCATAGTTCCTACTCCTTAAAAAATATCATCATTATCATCGTTTTCATCGTTTATAAGGCTGTTATCAAAGTCTTTTGCGGAAACGCCTCCCCCGGAAAGAGGTTCGCCGTCTTTAATTTTTTTTAGGCCGTTAAGACCTACGCCAACGCCTCTGTTACCGCCTTGGTTATATACAAAGAGAGATAACACGGCCTGACAATAGCAACCGCTGTATATTTCTGATTTATCCAAGAGCATCTCCCCGTCGCTATCGAGAATCTTAGGCGGATATTCTTCTGACGCTTTAGCATTTAGAAAATAATGTCCTGCATAATTAGGGTCCCCCTCTTTCTCCTTGTCTCCGTCGCGGAGCGGTAAATCTAAATCTTTCCCTTTTGTTCCGAGAATTTTCTTTGCTTCTTCATCGTTGATAAGATCTTTAATCTTTGATTTTAAACGGGAAATGGTTTTTGTATCGCTCTTTTTAATCAAAAGACTTGCCGAATAACGCATACGCTTACTGAGGTCTTCTTTCGGTGTCCAAATGTTTGCATAAGACAATCTGACTAATCCGGTAACAAATTTAATGCTTTTCATTGTGTTTTCTCCTTTACTTTTCACTTTTTATAATCTCTGACGGGTCTATTTCGAGCGCTTTAGCAATCTTGCCAATCGTTTTGGGATTTAAGTCTCGGCCGGGCTTGAAGTATTGAGATGCGGTCAATGCTGCAACGCCTAATTTTCGAGATAAATCTAAACGGTTTAACCCCAGCCTCGCCATCGCAAGTTCCGCTTTTGTCTTGTCTAGCAGCATATTTTTATCAGCTCCTACAGTAGACTTTCGTCAAAATCATTTTTAATGTTTGCTATTTCTAATGCCTGCCGCTTGTCATCTGCAGAGACCAGCGTCGGCTTGCCCGGCGGTTTCTCAATCACTCCGGACATCAACTCGCTGAACATTTTCTTTCCGCAGAGTTTTTCCAAGTCTGTAATCGACCGCAGTGCCTGCGGTTTGTAGATTTCTTCGGCGCCAAAGCCGGCGTTCAAAAGATTGTTCGCTGCTATGGCATCATCGGTAATCTTCCGGTTGCTGCGGCCCTCGACAAGTTTCATCCCGGGCCAGTCGTAGCCGTCAAGCGCTTTTCCCAGCGCGTAGGCTTCTAAACCGTTCAGCCACGATTTGATACTTTTTGCCCGCAGCAGTATGTCTGAAATTTCAAAGTCTTCCAGCTCTGCCGTCTGCAGATCTTCTTTAACGTTTTTCAGTTCGTATTCTGCATGTGTTCGGCAAGTGTTCCTTGCTTTACAGAATCGACAGTGGCTGCCTGCGCAGAACTCGCCTTCGCCTTTAAACGCGATTTTTGCTTTCTTTTTGACTTCTTCGCCCCACGCAAGCAGGTCATCAACCGAGATGGTTTCAGTCGAAACACTGTCAAGCCGAGGTTGTACAATGGTCATTCTGACCTCGTCTGCGCCATACAGATACCCGAAGGACTCATACATGCCCAGCGCATATAATCGCATTTGGCTGTTGTTGATGGCCGAAACAGGAACGCCTTTGCCGTACTTGAGATCAACGATTTCAAAGTACTTGTCCGACACCATCACCATATCGCCTGTGCCAAAACCTTCCGGTACCCAGCGGGAGAAGTCCAGCCGCTGTTCAACTCTGATCTGTGCGTCCGGGGAAGCTGTTCTTGCTTCATTGATCTTTTCGACGCATATGTTGACGTAAGCCTGTACAGCCTCTTGCATTTCTGCGTTGTCGTTTATCGTAATGGCGGTCTTGCCGGTCTTCAGAAATAAATTCAGAAAGCGTTCGGCGTAGGCGTGCGCCTGTGTGCCTTCTTCCGCATAAGGGCTTGACGCGTCCGGAAACTTCCGCTCCAGTCTCGCCGACGGCGGGCAGTGCAGCCAGCGGGAGCTGGCCGATGCACTTAATATTGCGTGTGCCATCAGATCTGTACCATTGCTTTAAATTCGGCCAGATCGGCAGGCTTGAGTTCGGTTACTTTAGTGAGTCCTTTATCTTTCAAGAACTGCTTGATTCGTTCTTTGCCGTCGGAAACCTTATGCGTATACTCAGCGCAGAGCGTGCGCAGTTCAGTCTTCTGGTCTTCCGTCAGCACATCTGCAGCTGCCGCTTTCGGCGGTTCTTCTTTTACGGGCTCTGCTTTCTTTGCCTTAGGCGCCTTGACTTCTTTAACCTGCGGAGCGGTAACTGTAACGCTTTCCGGTGTGACTGTTACTGTGTTTTTGACTGGTTCGTTTAAGAGTCCTTTCAGCTGCGCTTTTAATTCAACTACGTCATTTGCATCAATTTCGATTCTAATCATTTTTCTGTCTCCTTCATTTGTGCTATACTAAATTAGTAAGTGTTTGTTTTTGCCGTTCGACTGTTCCAGCAGCCGGACGGCTTTTTACTTGTACTGACAAGCAATTCGCATCACCGCCTTTCATTTCTTTCTGCGTATCGGTGCGACAACGCATACCAATTTGTCATTTTCGAAAATATAGAATACCGACGTTTTTGCAGTCAGATCTACTTTAATCTCCGCGTCATGATCGAAATATCCGAAATAGCTGTCATCGAGAAGATACGGATATTCACTGCCGTCTGGTTTTTCTAACACACGCCCGCACGGCCTTTTTCCGATAACCATGCCTGTCGGCTGCAGAGCTGTGAGTAATGTATCTTTTTTCGGAATGAGCTTGCACACATCGTGTGCAGATAACAATGTTCCGACATGCTCCGCGAAGATATTTAGCTCTTTCGGTATGAAAAACAAGCCGTAATTATCAAACGTGAGCAGGTCCTTACCGTCTGCAGATTTTGTAAACTGCCTGAGAACTACCCCTTTTCTTCCGCCTAAAATAGTTTTAAGCGCTTGTGAATAGATCTTTTTATAATTCATCTCTTGATATAAACCTCCTTATACTGTCTTCCGAATTGAATGGCGTCTTCGTAAGACTCCATGAAAATATCTATGCAGTTCTCTATCCCGCAGCGGTCATTGACTACATACTCCCTGCCGTCAATAACGACGACTGTACCGACCGGCAGGAAGTTACAGGCGACCCCTCCGACATGGACTGTTTCGCCCGTCGCGGTGATGGTACCGCAATCGTATGGCGTGTAAGCGCTGCACTCGGCAATAAGCCATTCTGCTTGTGCTGCAAGAGGCGTCATCAGTGTGAATAAAATAGTTAATAGTTTTCTCCTCATTCATATGCCTCCTCTCTGCGATTCATGTCTTCAACAGCGACTGTTAATGTTTCTAAGTGATTTGCTAACGTTTCAAAGAAATCCATAGCTGCAATCACTTTTTCTTTCTGATCACTAGACATGCTGTGTTCGAAGTTTTTAAGATATCCGCATAGTATGAACTCCCCGCTACGGGCCACTTGTGCCACCATATTTACATCTTCAGTATCGACGTCTCCTCTACATGCCATTTTTACTTCATCTCCTTTACTCTGATAACGATTTCAGTCCCCGGCTGAACATTGCCGGGATTTTTTATATGATTTTCTTTCAGTGCGTTGTAGACTACTTCCCGAACGTCATCGCTACTGCTTGCGACTTTCGCGCAGGCATCCCAGACGTTCTCGCCGTTTCGGAGTGTCACTTTATACGGCACCGTCTTTTCCGGCGGCTGTACTGCGTAGCCGGCTAAGAAGACGGCCGCTATGAAAGCTGTTAGAACTTTAGACATGTCAGAGCCTCAATAACCGATATAATCATTGATATAAAAATCAATACGTACAATGCATTCATTGCTTTGTCAATCATGCAGAATCCTCCTTATCTCATTACCAGTTTTTCAATGTCGGCAAGCCTGTAACGTCTTGTCGGCAGAAGTGATTGCACCGGCCGGATGATACTTTTCTTTTCCAGTCGCCAGAACGTCGACCGGGAAATTTTGAGCAGCCGCCGTGCTTCTTCTTTTGATAGCAGCGCGATTTCCATTTTGATCACCTCCTTTTTTTGTTCTTCTCTCCATCGAGCCGCCCGGCTTATTATTTACGAGCGGCTCAATGGAGAGAAGAAATTAATGTGATTTTTTGCTTTACTCCGCACACCTCTCTATAATTGTTTTAGAGAGGGGGTGAATGCGATGAATATTAGATCTTTAGTGGGCGCATTAGCAGTTACTACGCAGGCCGGAGATCTCACTCAGAATCAATTAATTCTGTTAACGGCTACGGGTACTATTTTCGGTACGCCTGTTTTTAGCGACGATCCAGTGACACCTGAGACAGAAGCACCCAGAGCTTTTTTACGTGCGTGTTTCGGCAAGTCCGAATCTACGCAGCCAAAGAAGCACGTTCTGTGTGGGAGCGAGCCTTTCTTTTTACTGCAAAACGCCACTGTTGTAATCGGGAATGAACTTACCAAACTCCCGTTTTTGTTTGTCCGCTATGATTCTGTTCTTGCATGTGCTGTCGGATCAATCGACTACAAGTAAGAAGATTTATAGTTGTACGAACCTTCAGAGCTCCGTTGCCGCGGGGCTCTTTTTCTGTGAGTTTCTTAAACTCTTCAACAGTGCATTCGATCTTCATTTTCTTCTTCACCTCACTTTCTGGAAAACCATTAGTATCTTTTTAGGATACTATTTCGTCAAAAAAAATAGCGTCTATTTCTTCAGGCTTTAATTTATACCTATCTTTTATGAAAAGTATTTCTGCCTGTCGAAAATCTGCCCCACCGTTGATTTTTAGATTTAATCGGGATAGGCTTATCCCTAAGGCATTCGCTAAATCTTTTTGGCTATCTCCGTATTTTACCATTTCGGCCCTCATCAATTGCTTATTCATTTTTTCACCCCGCTTTCTTTAAGTATCTCCTTAGGATACCTTGATTGTATATCCGTTTCTGTGTCTTGTCAAGATATTTTTTCTTGTTTTAAAAAAAATATATGGTATAATCAAGATACGAAAAAGGCGGTGACACACATGGAATTTAAAGATATCCTTTATACTTTAAGAAAAAAGAATAAGCTAACACAGCAGGAAGTTGCAGAATATGTAGGGTTGCAAAAAGCAGCTATATACAAATATGAGCACGGCTTGCTTGTTAATCCTAAACGATCATTGATTTCAAAATTGGCTAAGTTATTTCAAGTTACTCCATCTTATATGATGGGGTTAACCGACGATGATAAGTCTGCTCTCACGTCTTTTCATCTTTCCTTTACCAAAAAAGACGAAAAAGACATCCAAAAAAGATTGTCCGATATCCTGAATGATATGGACAGTCAGGATGCTATCGCCATGTATAACGGCGGAGAACCGATGGATCCCGAAACACGTGAGTACATGAAAGCATCTCTTGAAAATGCTCTCCGCTTTGCAAAATTAAAAGCAAAAGAAAAGTTTACTCCAAAGAAACATCGTAAATAAAGGATTACATCATGAATATAAAAAAGTTCGCAAATGATATAGCGAATATACATGACACAAGGAATCCGTTCCATATTGCTGCGGAAAATGACATCTACATTTTATACGAAGAGCTCGGGAAGAATTTAGGATATTTCAGTAATTTGTTTCGCATCAAAACAATACGGATAAATGATCATGCTGATCCGTTTCTCAAGCCGTTTATCTGTGCTCATGAACTCGGACATGCACTGCTTCATCCATACGCCGGCACCCATGCCTTTAATCGAAATTCTTTTATTGCTAACTGCAAGATTGAAAAAGAAGCGAATCAGTTTGCCGTAGAGTTGCTGTTCCCTGATGAATTGATAGCCGGTCATCCGGAAATAGATATTTATAATCTGGCGCGCACGTTCGGTATTCCATATCAATTGGTTTATCTTAAGTCCATTTCTTACAGAGTACGTCATTTATAAATGGAGATAAATTATGAAAAAAGTAGAATTGTTGATTACACTATTAATTACTATCATGTCTTTATTTACATTTAATATCGCTTATGCATCGGCTCCCAATGTCGCGGTTTTAATGTCCGGTGCAAGACAATCTACAAAAGATAAAAATGAATTGAAAGAGCTAAAATCAAGGCAACAGTTGATTGTGAATGCTATGCAAGGATCCATGATACCAGAAGAAGAAACAGCGCAGGTCGCTAATGATTATATTTTAGATAATAAGATCGGTACTTCGTTCAGTACGACAGATTTAATTAATATTGGAAAGCTTCTGAATGCCGACTACATCGTATATAGCCAATTTTATATTGATAAAATAAATGCCCCCGGATTATTTCACACAACAATGAAATTTAAAGGGCGAACCGTATTAACAATTATAGATGTCCACTCTGGAGAATATAAATATAAAATTTCAGAAGATGTAAACAACGGAAAATTGGAAGATGTTTCGCGGTCTATGTTCATCGTGTATGACAAATCGATAGCAGATATTAAATTAAAAGGTTTAAAAGTTTAAAATGAATTGGGATTCACGAAAACGGATAATTTCAATATAAAAACCGCCGCCATACTGCAAATATGACGACGGCTGTCTGAAGCAGTACGCTAATACTCTTCAGAATGGTAATATACCCCCACGGGCTGATTACTTTATAATTATAGCATAATCAGCCCATTTTAAACAAAGGAGCTGATTTTATTATGCGCTACAATTTCTTAGTCCGGAATCGCGGCACGAAAAGCAATCCGGCTTGGCAGCTGGTCATCTCGTATGAACAAGACGGCAAGTGGAAACAGAAAAGCAAAGGCGGATTTGCGTCCCGCGCGGAAGCAATGTCTGACACAGCTAAAAAACTGCTGATAGATAAAATTGGAGTAACCACGGACAGAAATTTGTTAAGCCTGACGCTCGGTGAGTTTATAGATATCTATGCGGCGGACAGGCACCTTGCGTACAGGACCGAAGTATCTTATAAAACAGATATAAAATCTCTTCGGGACGGGCTTTACGATAGGAAAATAGTGGATATCACGTTCGCCGATCTCCGGCATGCACTAAACAATATCACACAGAAAGACACGACGAAAAATAAAACTATTATAGTTTTAAAAACGCTATTTCACGCCGCACAAAAGACTTATAAAATAATTGCGATCAATCCCGCCGAGGATCTGCAGTGCATAACCATTCGATCGGCGGATAGTTTGAATGTATTAACCGATTTTGAATTAAAGACATTATTAGCAAGAACGAAAAAAGAACTGATGTTTGCCAACTATCTACAAATCGCAATCTGCGCTAAAACCGGTACACGCGTCGGAGAAATGTTAGGGCTAACACGGGATTGTGTAGACCTTGAAAATCTTGAAATTACGATCAATAAGCAATGGGGCAGAATCAAACCTGAATCTCCCAGAGTTTTAACGGGGTTCATGCCGTGCAAAACTCACAGAAGCAATCGTACTATTCCAATTCCGCAGTCTCTTGCTGACGAGATGGCCGTATACCTGCAGATCCACCCGGTAAATTTTGATAGCCGGCTATTTACAAGACGACGTAGTTGTGGTATCTCCCGTATTGTTCGAAGCTATACAGGTCGCGGTATCCATTGTCTTCGGCATACTTACGCAACAAAATTGATCGCTGCAGGAACCGATGTAAAAACGGTGGCCGCTCTGCTCGGTGATTCCGTAGAGACTGTGCTTAATACATATGTGTCGTATACAGAAGATATGCGAATTAAAGCAAAAAAAGATATACAACGATTATTCGGATAAATTAAAAAAAGTGCATTTTCTGCACATACTCTTTTTGACGAATTTTTGACGAAACAACATTAATTGCGCGTATTTATCGTAATAATCAAAGATTAATTGTATTCTTCAAGATAATACAGATTCGCCCGTTTAGAATGAAGAATCGTTTTCAAATCCGACTTGACAATATCCTCTATCATCAGAAACCTCCGTCAAATACATCCTGCAATGACCGTCTGCCAATCAACAGACCTATGATTTTCTCATGAAGCTTATGCTATTTTGAAACTCATTATCCTCCTTTTCAGAACCATAATCCATACCGGCTGCAGATCACTCTGGCATTTCCCCTGATACAGCAGGATAACTCCTTACAAAGGATTGTTCCGCCCCAACCTCTCAAATGTTATTTATCCTTGGCAGAATCTCCTGCCAAGATACTCTTTTAATACCGCTGTGTCATACCTCCTGAACTGCCTCCCCCTTGGTGAGCACACACGGCGCGCAACCGCCAATACCATGTCTGAGTTATAATGGGCTGTCTTTCGTACTTGCAATTTCCCTTGCATCGTCCCCTGTTTTCGGTCAGCCAGCCGATAGCTGACCACCACTCTTTCATCCAATTCACCATGCTTCAGGATGAACCTGATATGCATGCCTATACTTTGTTTCGTCGTTTGAAAAAGCTCCGCTATTTCCTTTTGTGTCAGCCATATCGTACCATCAGCCACCAGTAATCTCATTTTTTCCACAATGTCATCTGTATCATTTATGTTATGTTCCATTTTTCTCCTCTCCTTAATTCGCTGTTCATGAACTTTTTCAATCGTCAT